AGCTACTGTTTCAGGGGTTAATTGAACGTTGTTTAAAGCTACTACTGTTGCTACGGTTGCTGTTAAGGCGATAACTAATAAGTTAGCACCATTGTTTGCTGTAGCGAAGCCTGTTAAACGAATAACACTACCTACACGTACAGCATCAGTCAACCAACTACCAGTTGTACGAGTGATTGTGTATGTACCACCAACTGAAGCAATAGTTGTACTACCCAAAGCTGATGGTGTAGCTGCTGTCCAGTTACGAGCTAAAGCAGAAGCTAAGAAATCTGCATAAGTTCCTGCACTAAGTTCACCTGAGATACTACCCTCTACAGCACGAACACCATGTCGGAAATCAACTAATTGGTAATCTGTACGGATTTCTTCTGATTGATAAGTTTCTTTTGTTAAGTTAAAAGTAGACGATACTCGGCGAAGTGTTTGTCCACCAGTTGTAGGGGAGGGTAATGTACCAAAAGAAGTTTCTTTTTTATAAGATACTACTTTATTAATACCTGAAGCTGTTGCCATTATTTACTCCAAAAATTATTGCTAATTGTGTAATTGTTAAAATTATTTTAAATTAGAGATTGAATTATTAATTGAATTGCTTGTTTAAAGAAAAGGTTTAATTAAGTTAAACAAACTGCTCTGAATAGTATCTAATTCTTATTGTAATCTCTGCTCTATTGTCGTTGATGTAGACAGGGGATATTTGTGGAGTCCTGTCTATTATTATTTTATCCGAACCCTCAACTAATGTTGTTCCTCTTTTAAAATAATCTTGCACAAGTTCTGCCATTGTCGTGATATTACCAACCCCTGTACCTTTTGGGTACGATAAGACAACTTGATAGAAACCAACCTCACGGAAATAGCCATCACCTAATGTTGGATTTTCAGGAGTAATCGGAGCTAACACAGAACGCTGATATGCAGTACCTACTGTTGGGGTAAATGTTACATTCTCAAAAGCTGTCTTAGATGCTCCCAACCCTGAAGGCATAGCTATCAACTTCTTTTCAAATGCAATCCTAATATTCTTTTGTGACATTTAAACCCTCACAGTTTACTTACCTTTTGTGCTACAGCTTCTAAGATAGCTACTGCTGAACCTGTATTGTTCTCAACAACATGATAACCACCTTTAGCTTTCCATCCGTATTCAGGATTATCGTCCCAACCTTGTTCAACATCCTCTGCATGTTCTACGTTATTCGTAACAAAAGATACATCTTCTAGGTTGTATGCCCTGATCATAGTTATTGCACCAATAACTGCCCCAGTTCCTTCTGCATTAGCTTCTCTTATTGCCTTATTTGGTTTATTAAAAGCTACTTGCCAAGAGTTCTTGAAATCGCCTACATCGTTTTTAATCGCTTTACCTAGCGTTGGTGATTGATAGTACGGAGCACCTAATGGGGACTCATCCACTAAGGTTACAGCAATCTTTTCTAAAGATTCACCGACAAGCATTTTAGATTTAAGTTTAATCTTCTCTCTTAATGAAGCAATACCTTGCTTACCTTCATATACTGCCATGCTGTACCTCTTTAAACTGTTAAACACTTACACAGAGGACACGCCACATACAAGCTTCACCAAAACCTTCGTATTTACTAACCTCTACAACCTCAACAGATTCATCTACACCTAAGAATATATCGGTAACTAAATCACCAACTTTAGGTCTTACAGGTAGGTCAGTTGTAGAGATAAGGAATACAGTAAGTTTCTTACCAACAAGGTTAGGAGATTTAACTTCTTTATACTTAGGTTCTGTCTCAAACATCTTGATTGTATATAATTTATTTGTTGTTTCTACTGTTTGAGTTTCACGATTATATGTTTCACTACCAATACTCTTGTAAACTCGTGTCTTACCATGTTTATCAATCAAGCGTTTTGCACCTGATTTGAAACGGTTAGATTGTAAATCCATATTCACTACCTTAAAGTGTTAGAGTTTAAAAGGTTTAAAAAGTATTAGGAAATCTCTTAAACACTTGTTGGTTTGTATTGTTTGTGCAACTAGCATCACCATCTGTAGGGATACCTGCATCTACATCAACAACCAAGTTATCGTAATTCTCTACGTTCTCTCGAATATCTGCTACACTAATACCACCAGCATAAGGCATTGCACCATTGATAGCGAAACTAAAGTTAGGGTCATTCAGATACATTTGTAATGTTTTATAATAGTTGTTAAACCAATCATTATCCCATGATTCAAGAACATCTGCTTTAGTGTGAGTTAGTTGAGATAAGATGAATAATACAGTCTTACCACAATCTAAACTTGCTCTACGAACATTGTTTTTATTCTTTTCTAAATAGTAAGTAATTTCTTCATCAGAAAGTAGGTCATAGGCATTACCAATTAAACCCACGTTTAGTCTCACTTCTTGGACTAATGTTAATGCCATTATTATTTCCTTTGTTTTTAATTCTTTTGTTTACTATTCTAATTGTGTATTATTCTAATATTGATGCAACCTCCTAAGAAGTTGCATTGTATTAAAACTTAATTAAATACTAGCACCAGCTACAGCACGAACCACAATAGCAGGGCGACGAAGAATGTTGATCAGGTTAGATTCTGATTCGATTTCGATCTTAGAACCTTTACCATCAGCATATTCAAAGATATACGCTTGCTCTCCAAGAGTGTTAGCAAGGTCAAACTTGTTAGCAGGAGAGAAGTAAGTTTTGAAGCTGTCAGCAGTACCTAGTGGAAGGAAGTAAGCTTCGTCTGCTGGGATAAGAGCTACAGAGTTTCCGTTTGCATCTTTGTAAGAACCATCGTAACGGATAAGTGTCAAACTACCGTGGCGGAACTGATCCCATGTACCATTACGTAAAGGTTCTTGAGTAGAAGTATAGAATTTATATGCTTCTTTAACTTGGGCATTATCTACATACTTGTCGAAGAAACCGCTTGAGCAGATTGCAACAATCTCAGTAGGCATTTCGCCACTCATAATGTTGTCACGGATATGCTGAACAATCGCACGCTGTCTAGTTAATGGGTTAACTGCTGCATTAGATAAATCGAAAGCTACTTGTTTACGAGTAACACCGAAATCAGTGTAGAAGTTACCAACTACAGTACCGTTAGGTGCGTAGATGTCACCAGTTGTAAGAGCTTTACAACGAGCTGTTTCTAACGTAGCTGCATGTGATTTACGAATAGTCATAAGTTTACGAGCACGTACAGCATCCAAACGCTCAACGCTTTCTTCACCATAAGCACGTTGACCTTGAACGTCTTGTGGAGTAATGTAGTCATCAAGAGGGAAGTGAGGAATTGCGTATGAACGCATAACACGAGTACCGTCTTTAGATACGTTGTTACGTTCACCACGTACTTTATCGCCAATAAGACCAATAACACGATCAGATGCTTCAAAAGTTACTGTATGTTGAGATACAGGCTCTACGTCAAAGATACCGAGTTGGTTGATTAGACCGTATTCATTAGGAATTGATACAAGTTCTTCTGTTAAGTCGGTAACTTTAAAACCGTTACCGTAATCTCGAATAATCGCCATTTTCTATATATTTCCTTTATTGTTATTATTAGATAGAGGTGTTAGCTAAAATGTCTTTAGTAGCTAAAGAAGCATAAGCAGCAGCAAGTTTAGTTGCATCGTTGAAAGAGCTGTGTGGTTTCAAACCATTTTTACGAACAATAGCTTCACCACGTACAATAGCTAATACTTTAGTATCGGTGGTAGCAGGAACAGCAACACTAAGATTGTGCAAGTCCTTACCAACAACAACAGCTACAGGAGCTTCTGAACCATCTGTTGCAGTTTGTACAGATTCTTTATATTTACCAGTAAGAGTTACTTTACCAAGTAACATACCAAGTGTAAGGGTTTTAGCAGTATCGTTGACTACAACAAGTTCACGAGTAACAGCTAAAGATGGTTCGTATTCGTGTTTAACTACATCAGAGTAACGTGCAGTATCGGTAGCAATAATCATTTTATTATAATCCTCTTATTATGCTTTTTTAAGTAATTTATCTAGTTCAGCTTGAACAGCAGATTTAGCAACTTTAACGCCTTCCTCTGGTGAACCCTTCTCTTTAAACATTTCTGATTCATCTACTTTAGCAGTAAGAGCTTTAACAACATCTACTACATCTTTAAATGCTTCAGCATCTAAGTCTTTAACAGCTTTGAATAGTTTAGCAGAAGCATCTACGTCAACTACAGCAGCAACTACCTCAGCTTCACGAGCTTTCTCAACAGCTTCTTTTTCTTTAGCTTTGAATAGTTCGATTTCTTCTTTAGCTTTCTGAATGTCAGCTAGAGCTTTTTGAAGTTCTACTTCTTTTGCATCATACTGAGCTTTTTCAATTGTTTCTTGTGTCATTTCATTTTCCTGTGTGTCGGCTTTAGAAGCCTTAGTTTGTTTAGGATTTACACCCTTTGTAGGCTTACCGCCACTTTCACCATCTAAGTCTTTCTTTACTTCTTGTAACTTGAAAGACTTTTCAATAAACTGTTGGTCTTTTAATAGGTTTAAATACTGTTCTTCTGTGAGAGAATTAATGAAATCTGCACTACCTTTAGATAACGTAGCTGATTTAAGAATCTCAATACCCTGTAGTTGATCTTCAACCCATTCTTTACGATCTTGACTTGTTGGTCGAGTAATAGGATCACCCCAACTATCTACAGCACCGTGTTCCATTGCTTTCTCACGATACCATGACCAAAAGCCTTGTGTTGAGTATTCTTCACTTTCATCTTCACTTGGTTCATAACCAAACAAGGTAGCAAGTAATTCAGCATCTTCTCCCCACACATGAAAGAACTTCTCTAAGAAATCAGGTAAAGATAATGTAACTTTAACTTGACTAGCTTTCTCAATAAACTCAGGAGAACGGTTGTCAACAGATTTCATAACTAATGTCTTATAACCTGAAGCAGCTCCGCCTTGAGCTTTATGCACCAGTGCTAGGTGAGCGCCTTCATGTTCAAATGTAATATCTGTAAGCTTTCGTTTAGCCCTAACTTCACCTTTCACTTTATCAGTCATCTTGACCCCCTTCTAAATCTTCTGCATCAGCCTTAGCTCCAATACTTACACCAGTGTAGTTGCCAGTTTTAACTTCTGCCCAAATATCTTCATCTGTGAACTGCAATACTGATAACCAACTTCCTGCTTTAATAATCGTATCTCCCATTTGCATACCAACAGGAGCAATATAGCTCTCTACAACAGAGAATGTATCGGTGTCGAAAAGATGCAAGAGGTTTGCCTTACGGCAGTAGGTGTTGAAGTTATGACAAGCTTTACGAACTTCATTAGCGTCATATACATCACCATGCAAATCAACTTCATCAGGAGAGAGTACAAGGAATGTCGCTTGTTTTAATTCTTCATTTGCTTGTTTAATAATTGGAATGTTTGTCTTTTTAGGACGCATATACTTACCCTTATTATTGTAGTGGAGTAAGCTTATATTTATTGTGTATTGCAATCAATGTTGCTCATAGCTGTATTATATAACCAAGAATTTTGTTTGTAAATACTTTAATTAAATATTTTTATAAATATAAGCTTTTATCATTACTTTTGTTTATTGTTTAGCAAAGGTAAGTTACCCTGCAATTTCATATTGCTACCCTGCGTTATCTAAGTTGTTATCGTTATCGTTACCTGTACTAGCTGTTCTTCGACTACCCTCTAAAGGATTATCTAACTCTTGTCCAGCCTTGCTTGTATTGTCCGTCAATAACTCTGACAAATCTGCATCTTCAGGTAAAGCATCTAAACCAATAAGATTTAGAACACGGTTAACAACAGGAAGTGTCTTAGGCATCAAACCTACACTAGCAACACGCTGTAAAAATTTTGACGTTTCCTCTAATGAAACAGATTCAAGATCATCAACAGCAATGTAAGGTAATCGAGTCATCTCCCAACCGTTCATACGAGCAATTAATGGAATGAGGTGATGGTTTACTACGTTGCAAATCTCTTTGAGTTTTGATTCAATAGCAATAGCAGATAGGCTATTCTTAATATTACCTAAAGCATAACTACCTGTACTACCTTGACCCATAATTAAAAGGTCAGCACTTAATGCTGTAAGGATAGCGTTACTGTAGTATTGCTTGATACCTGTAGTGTCGTAAGCTTTACCACCTTCGTTCTTTAACAACTCAAACTTAAACAGGGGTTGTTTTGTTGTTTCATCATAAGCTAAAGGTAACACCATACCTGATTGCTGATTCTGTTGGATGTTACGAACAATATTCTGCCATTCACGATACTGTGCTTTAGTGGTTTCATCGGCATCTTCTGCCATGATTTGCGGTGGAATCCATGCAACAGGGACTCCACTTAAATCTCTTGAAAGACCTCATAAATGTTCGATAGTGGTCGTTAATCACTACCCGTCTATTAAACAGCTTACACTTTCATGTAAGATCAGATCATATCACGATCTTCTAATGAAGACCCTAACCATTTCGGAACACTTGTTCCTACTCCCTTACGGGATGATCGTTGAACGTACTCGTCAAACACCATGTTATTTAAAAATTATAGTCTTTAGAATAGTAAATGTAGAGATTTCTATTTCTAATCTCTTTTACATTCTGTTTATTTACTTTAGGATTTGTAGATTCTCTCACAATGTCACAATTGCGATAACCTTCTTCAAGCTTTGTACAAATCCAACGGACTGTCTCCTCAGAAAGAACCCTAGAACGTTTAGGAATGTCATATTGAGATTTAATAAACTCCCAACTATTCCCATTTCTAATGTTTTTTAGTAGTGACTTCGGATAGCCGTACATTTCTATAATTTCGATATTACGTAACCCTTCTTGCATCAATCGACAAATTTCGTGAACTTGTTCGTTTGTGTATTTAGAGTTACCAGCATCTTCACCTTTAGATGGTATCTGTAACCTGTTCTCGAAAGAATGAACAGTGTTTTCAGAGTATGTTACCCATTCTAAATTAGATACATGATTGTTTTGCTTATTCCCATCAATATGGTTAACACAAGGTTTGTTTTCAGGGTTTGGAATAAACGCTAAAGCGACTAAACGATGTGCTGTTTTTGCAGTAGCTTTATTGTTCTTCCATAATCCAACAACTTTATATCCATCACGATTTACGCTTTGATATTTTGGTTTAGGATTTCCGATTCTGAAAACTTCACCTAATTCATTAACTTCATAATCATAGGAATCGATTTTTACTTTGTTCATTTTACACCTCTCTTACTGACATTCAGAAGGTGTTTGACGAGTTTCGATGCTGATTACCCAATCCTTAAACTTTTCAAACCGTCACGCTTATCGTCACCGATTACGTTGTGGTATTAAGGCTCTAAGGGTTTCCCAGCAATTAGATTAGTTTTCATATAGTATCACTACTATATGCCGCTAGTCAATAACGGATTCAAGCTCTTCTACAGCAGTTTTATACTTCCATGAGTAGTAACAAGCTTTGAGGGGTGAATCACCGACAGGTGAATCTTTATTCTTACCTAAACGGAATAACAAAAACTTCTTACGTGGGATTGTAATTTCTTCACCTTTAGATGAAAGTAACACTTGTCCACGCTTACCTGTCTTAGCTACTGTTTGAGTTAAACCAACTAGATTTTGTTCTTCGTCATAATTCCATTTAGAAATACTATCTTGAGAGCGGATAGGTAATTTTCTAATACCAACCTTACCATCATTGAACAAACTTCCTTTAGAGTGCAATCGTTTCCGAAGTACAATTTCATTCACACAGAAACCATACTTATTCATACTAGCAACTTCTTGAATGAAGTCCTGCCAAGATTGACCATCCATATCTTCAAATAAGCACTCACGAATGAAGTTAGCATAGGCTTGTTCTTCTTCACTTGCTTGAGGGTGTGGTTTAACTTCAAAGTTAGCTTTAAGCATCATGTGCTCATAGTAATTCAAAGCTGAAGCTACTGTAGAGTCATAACCCATTTGCTTGTACGTTAAGATACTTTGAGGGAACTGCAACTCTCGTTTTAATTCTTCATTGATCTGCCCGTTGCTAACTCTTAAACCAGTATAACCTAATTGCTGAATCGTAAAGCTTAGAGATTCTTTCGATGCTTTTGTAACATCTACAGGTGTACTAGCACCTACTGTTTCACTCATGTTTTATTCCTTGCATTAAAAATCTCTATTGAATGGGTTATCTTGCGTAAATGAAGTTAGGTTGAAAGAGGGTAGCACCATTTGTCTACTGATGTGATTGAACGCATCAGAGGTCGAATCGACTTGCATTATGTTAAGATAGGGTCATTAATCCTATCCCAATCCTTAGTTTTGTTTTTGACGATTTACAGGTGGTTTTCTTCCGTAACGAGAATCCCAAGCTCTTGCATTAACTGCACCCATAGACTTGTTTTCATGTTCCGTAATGAATTGGCACGTTTGAACACTGTAAACAGTGCCATCACCTTTTAAATCTTTGTCCAACTGATACCTAGTTTTTGAACAATCCCCACCTTCTAACCATTTGTCGAAGTTATCAAGTGTTGATATATCTTCAAGGAAAAGTGCAAAATTATGCCATCTTGGGGCAATAACCACTGTACCTTTATACCCTCGTGTATCTTTTGTTGAATAGCAACGCTTCATCATATTGCGCCACAACTGTCTTGCTTTAGTCCAGTATACGATAGATTTGTCAAAATCACCGTCAAAACCAACACCAAGACAGCTAGGACAGTATTGGTCTTTTACCTTACCTGCCACTAAATTGTCAGAGAAAACCTCTTTAACTGTTCCTGTAATAAGGAATTTTACAGTAATTTTCTTTCTCTTTGCTATATGAATTACTTGACATTCAAGTCCAGCGTTTGTTGTATAAATATCGCCAATATTCATAGGAATACTCCCATATCGTTTGTTTAGGATTGCTGTATGTTGCCATACAGAGCAGACTATATCTTCTACACCTTTTAGTGCAGCTCACCGTTTCGCACCATTTGGTGCTACGCCCGTACATTCATCGGGGCTAGTCGTTACGCGTTCCTGTAAGTTACAGGCTTCGCTCGGTATTGTCTGTATCAATTCTGTTACAGAGTTTCACCGAATTAGATGAGTTTAGCGATGACCAACATTAATCATCGTGTCCTTTCCTACCACCATCAAACTGCTCTAGCTCGTTTAAGTAACTGGTATTCCATTGTTCTTCTACAGAGTAACCTTCGTCACTTACATATTGAACATAACCTGCTTCTGCCATAGCAGCAAAAGCACCAAAACGTAGCACCTTATTAGCTTTAGGTTTAACTAACCTCACGGTAAAACCAAACTCAGCTAATTTAGCTTGTAGTGTTTTAGCATAGCTTTGTCCACCTGCACCTGCATCTAGTGGTAGTGTAACAATTACGTCCCTACCATCCGCTAGTGCTGTTTTAAGGATTAACTCCTCAACACCTAAGAACTTCTTACGGCAACGTACCACATGCTCTACTGTATAAACTTTATTCTTATCTTTTGACATAAGAACCCCTGCTGTGTAATCGGGGTCTCTGTATTTTTCACTTGGTTCTGATGCTGCTAAATCCCAAGCTCTTACTCTCTGTACTACATGAATAGGAGGGTGCTTAATCATCTTAACCCAAGCACGTTTAAAGTACCCTGTACCTTCTTCACGAGCTGTCCAACTACCGTAAAGTAATCTGTCTTGTTCAACACGAGATTGTTCTTTTAACTTACCAATATACGCTTTAGAGATGTATGGGTTATCGTAGACTGTACTACCAATGACACACATTGAAGTAATACCACTATCCTCTTCTGAACCATAAACAGCTTCAGCTTCTTTTCGTGTAGCATACCAATCTAAACTACCGTCACGCTGTTTAACAAAGTATCGTGTTACACCACGCTTATCAGGATCAGGAATACCTGTCTCAGGGTCTAACCACCACCAAACCCAATCTTTTAAGAAAGAATCGCAGTGAGGGTTTGTTGCCATACATAACGATGCTTTATGATACCTTTCAGCATCAGCATTACGGTTACGAGAGCGAAGATATGTAATCATCTCTTCTGTAAATTCTGTTGCTTCATCGAATGCAATGTAGTCTGCTTGTAACCCTTTAAACTTCTCTTTTGCTGCTTCGTTCTCATAGTGAGAAAATTGTAATGAAGCTCCTGTTGAGAAGATTAATTTACGGTCTTTAATTTTAATTTTTAAGTTAGGGTCAACCCTGCTGTATAAAGCAAGAGCATCATCCCAAAGACCGCCTTGTTGTAGTAGTTGTGTAGATGTCCTGCGGAAGATTACACCTCTCGCATAAGGACAACTGATGTATCTTAAAAATCTTAATAAAATAGAATATGATTTACTACTACCAGCACTACCACTGGCAATAGTAATATCTGCCTCAGAGTTAATGAACAACTCTTGTGGTTT